GATTAACGGCAGCGGTAAGCCGGTGAGTGTGGACATCACCGCACACCCCGCGCCGGACCGGATACAGGTCAGTACCCTGCCTGATGGTGTGGAGACATACGGGGTGTGGGGACTCTCCCTGCCGTCACTGCGCCGTCGCCTGTTCCGCTGTGTCTCCATCCGGGAAAACACGGACGGCACCTTTGCCATCACGGCGGTGCAGCACGTACCGGAAAAAGAAGCCATCGTGGATAACGGTGCCCGCTTTGAGCCGCAGTCAGGTTCCCTGAACAGCGTCATCCCACCGGCAGTGCAGCACCTGACGGTGGAGGTGAGCGCAGCTGACGGCCGGTATCTGGCGCAGGCGAAATGGGACACGCCGCGGGTGGTGAAGGGTGTGCGCTTCAGTCTGCGCCTGACCAGTGGAAGCGGTCAGGACAGCCGTCTGGTGACCACCGCCATCACCGCGGATACAGAGCACCGTTTCAGCGGTCTGCCGCCGGGGGAATACACCCTGACGGTCAGGGCGATTAACAGTTATGGCCAGCAGGGGGAACCGGCCACCACCACGTTCAGGATTAATGCACCTGCGGTACCCGCCACGATTGAGCTGACACCGGGCTATTTTCAGATAACAGCGGTCCCGCGTCTTGCGGTGTATGACCCGACGGTACAGTTTGAGTTCTGGTTTTCGGAGACAAAAATCGCAGATACATCTCAGGTGGAAACCTCTGCCCGTTATCTGGGGACCGGCAGTCAGTGGAGTGTATCCGGCCCGCACATTAAGCCCGGGAAGGATTTCTGGTTTTACGTGCGCAGCGTCAACCTGGTGGGGAAATCTGCTTTTGTGGAAGCCAGTGGCCGGGCCAGCAATGATGCAGAAGGGTATCTGGGGCTGTTCCGGGAAAAAATAGGAAAACTGCATCTGGCTCAGGGGTTGTGGGAACTGATAGATAACAGCCAGCTTGCAGATGAGATGGCGGAGATGAAGACCACCATCACAGAAACCCGCAATGAAATCACACAGACGGTCAGTAAAACGCTGGAGGACCAGAGCGCCACCATACAGCAGATACAGCGCGTGCAGAAGGACACAAATGATGACCTGGCTGCACTTTACATGCTGAAGGTACAGAAAACAAAAAATGGCATACCCTATGTTGCCGGTATTGGAGCGGGGATTGAGGATACTGATGGCCAGCCCCTGAGCAACATACTGCTGCTGGCTGACCGTATTGCGATGATTAACCCGGAGGACGGCAACACCACGCCGTTATTTGTGGCGCAGGGGAATCAGTTGTTCATGAACGATGTGTTCCTGAAGCGGCTGTTTGCGGTGAGTATCACCTCGTCCGGCAATCCCCCGACGTTTTCCCTGACGCCGGAGGGCAGGCTGACCGCAAGAAATGCTGATATCAGCGGTAACGTGAATGCGAATTCCGGGACGCTCAACAACGTCACGATTAACGAGAACTGTCGGGTTCTGGGAAAACTGTCCGCGAACCAGATTGAAGGCGATCTCGTTAAAACAGTGGGCAAAGCTTTCCCCCGGGACTCCCGTGCACCGGAGCGGTGGCCATCAGGGAGCATTACCGTCAGGGTTTATGATGATCAGCCGTTTGACCGGCAGATTGTTATTCCGGCGGTGGCATTCAGTGGCGCTAAGCATGAGAAAGAGCATACTGATATTTACTCCTCATGCCGTCTGATAGTGCGGAAAAACGGTGCTGAAATTTATAACCGTACCGCGCTGGATAATACGCTGATTTACAGTGGTGTTATTGATATGCCTGCCGGTCACGGTCACATGACACTGGAGTTTTCGGTGTCAGCATGGCTGGTAAATAACTGGTATCCCACAGCAAGTATCAGCGATTTGCTGGTTGTGGTGATGAAGAAAGCCACTGCAGGCATCACGATTAGCTGAGTTTTATAACCCAGATACGGGCGCCAGAAATGGTGCCTTTTTTATTGCAGAAAAGCGAGAGGTAATTATGCGTAAAGTTTGTGCAGCCATTTTGTCCGCAGCCATCTGTCTGTCCGTATCCGGTGCGCCTGCATGGGCATCTGAGCAGCAGGCCACGCTGAGCGCGGGGTATCTTCATGCCCGGACGAACGCTCCCGGTAGCGATAATCTTAACGGGATTAACGTGAAATACCGTTATGAATTCACGGACACGCTGGGGCTGGTGACGTCATTCAGCTATGCAGGAGACAGGAATCGCCAGCTGACTCGTTACAGCGATACCCGCTGGCATGAAGATTCCGTGCGTAACCGCTGGTTCAGCGTGATGGCGGGGCCGTCTGTGCGCGTGAATGAATTGTTCAGCGCGTATGCGATGGCGGGTGTGTCTTACAGCCGTGTGTCGACTTTCTCCGGAGATTATCTGCAGGTGACCGACAACAAGGGGAAAACGCACGACGTGCTGACCGGAAGTGATGACGCTCGCCACAGTAACACCTCTCTGGCGTGGGGAGCTGGCGTGCAGTTTAACCCGGCCGAATCCGTGGCCGTTGATGTCGCTTATGAAGGCTCCGGCAGTGGCGACTGGCGCACTGACGGGTTCATCGTGGGTGTCGGTTATAAGTTCTGATTAGCCAGGTAACACAGTGTTATGACAGCCCGCCGGTTCAGGCGGGCTTTTTTGTGGGGTGAATATGGCAGTAAAGATTTCAGGTGTACTGAAAGACGGCACAGGAAAACCGGTAGAGAACTGCACCATTCAACTGAAAGCCAGACGGACCAGCAGCACGGTGGTGGTGAACACGGTGGCTTCAGAAAACCCGGATGAAGCCGGGCGTTACAGCATGGAGGTGGAGTATGGTCAGTACAGCGTCATTCTGTTGGTGGAGGGATTTCCTCCGTCACATGCCGGGACCATCACCGTGTATGAAGATTCTCAACCGGGGACGCTGAATGATTTTCTCGGTGCCATGACGGAGGATGACGTCCGGCCGGAGGCACTGCGTCGCTTTGAACAAATGGTGGAAGAGGCAGCGCGTCACGCCGGGGAGGCGAAGAAGAATGCCGGAGAGGCGGAGACGTCAGCGAGGAATGCCGGCATATCAGCCGGTCAGGCAGAAGAAAGCGCTGCAAATGCTGACACTTCAGCAGGGGATGCATCGGAGTCAGCCCGGCAGGCGGCAGAAAGTGCAGCCGCTGCAAAGAAGTCAGAGGAAGCGTCCTCGTCCTCGGCCTCTGAGGCCGCTCAAAAAGCCAGTGAGTCATTACAAAGTGCAGCAGATGCTGAGTTGTCAAAAAAGACGGCAGAAAGTGCAGCCGGTAATGCAGCCAGGGATGCAACGACCGCAACAGAAAAAGCCCGGGAGTCAGCAGAAAGCGCACAGTCAGCGGAACAAAGCAGGATAGCGGCGGAAGA